TGCAGGGCATACCAAATCAACTAAGGAGGTGATTCAGCATGAGAGTCCCTACAGCCTATGGCCCTGTCGGAGGCGGCAGTGGTCAAACCCAGAAAGATGGTTCTAGGCTTCCTGCCTGGGCCTTGCCTCTGTGGTTGAAAGCAGACGAGGTTAATTGGAACGACCCGGAAAAGTACTTTTGGTGTACTAAAGGCCGAGTCGACAATGACTGTCTGCATTCTAGGCGAGTTGGTGTCGTTACCGGTAAGTGGGTACCCCCTATTCTTGAGGCGAATGGGAGGAAAATCATGTGGGAAGTCGAAGGCTATGCTGGGGATAAATCCCCGTATAACCGGAAACCGAACATGGTTGCCACATCGGAAAGCGACCTGACGTTATCTGCTTCGGCAGATTACGTCACCCTGTCGAACTACCACATCGAACTCCGTGGCGCTTTTAATTACGCCATCGGAAATGTCGGTGATGGTCGACAGATCCGCTATATTAGTGGATCTTTCGCTTGTATGATATATTACTCTGGAACGAGTGATACACCTACAAGAGTTCGTACGACTTGTACCGACTGGTCGGGCAAGTATTTCTGGCCTGGGAAGACTCTTATGGAGTCGACCTGTGTGGCCTTCTTTACTGGTATACCAATGTATATCATGCAGAAGGCCAAGCGTGTGCTTAATCCAGAAATGGTGACAGCACTACAGGACTTCGTACCAAACCTTTTGAGTATGGTGCGAGGTTTCGCCGCGGACGCCAGGGCCGCATATGATAAGTCATGGAAGACGAGTGTGACGACACGCGTCGACGCGACTTATCCCCATTTGGCACCGGGTTATCACTTCTTGATGCATGAGCCCTCGCGGCTCAACATTAGGAATTCGACTCCCTGTGCAGGCTCTGCAGACTTCTCCAATTATTGGTGGAATGTCATGGTACAGCAGGCCTATCTAGATTGTCTACAATCCATGCCCAGGCTCAATGAAAACTCTATCTCTAATCTTTTAGAGATCGTTGGTTTTGTAAAAGCTCTGGTTGTAGACCATCGAATCGAGATACCGAAGTCCCTTCAGTCCGCCTGGTTGGCTTACCGCTACCAGTATCAAACGACAAAATTAGATGCTGAAGAAGCTATCAAGTTTGTCCATCGGTATTCGGACTTGGGGGGTCTTGCCCACAGTATCTCGTGCCATGGCAGCTCTAAGATTCATTTCAAAGATGCTGACATGACTTGCCGATGTCGGGCGACCGTTCTTCCGAAGGAACTAGACACCTTCGCGAACGTTTGGCGTGCGTTGTATACGTACGGCCTTCAGCCCAACTTCTACGTCGTATGGGACATGATCCCATACTCCTTTGTCGTAGATTGGTTTATTCCAATCGGCAACTTGGCCGCGGTCGCCGATGCGCGGTCACACTATTCGTCCACTAATTATAGCATCAGCCGTATCGTATTTTCCGTTACGTATGATGTTAAGGACGATGACGGGAATGTTTTCCGTCAGTACACTCGGTGGGTGCAAGGGACACCCCCGGAGTTGAATGGTCTCTATTTCTTAGAGACCTCGGGACCCAGCGACCGTGTCCTTGGATATCGTATCTTGGACGCGTTGTCGCTCACGATACGATAAGGAGGATTACCATGTCTAAGGTCTCAGCTTTCGGCTTCACTAACAATAGTGATGCCGCGGTGGCTATTACACCGAAAGCCCTTGGTCTCACCAGCAATTATGCTGTTGTGACCGACACCGCAACGGAGGCGCGTCTTAACAATAAGACTGCTCCTATCGATGTGGAGGAGATCGTCTGGTTTAAGAGCCGGGCGATTCCCAAAGTAGACAGCGATCTGAATATTCAGTACCCCAGCCCTGTCAAGGGAGGTATCCAGTATTGGGTTACCACTGAGGACACTCTGTCTACTACGGATAGCGAGGACGCTGCTTTCAGGGTTGACGAACCCATTGTTGCGCAGCTGAACATTCGCCATCCTAAGTCGGGCAACATTACGGCCGATCTTGTTGGTCAGGTTGTTACTCGACTGATTTCTGCCTGCCGTCGTGCTGACGGCTCGTGGCGTTTCGACGACCTTATGAGGTCCGCCGAACGACCCGTCACTGATTGACCTGAATAGGAGGTAACAGATCGTGGCAAAGAACACTCTTAGAGACTATGTTGGTCTCGCAACTGAGGGGGACGTCCGCGCTATGATAGCGATCGACTCTCAGTCTGTAAGCACTAAGAAGGAATTTCTTAATGCTAACTTGCTCGGATTTTATATCCTTGTCAACACTTGGCTCCTTCTCTTTAAGGAGTACACTACCCATGTTTGGATGGATGTACTTGTGTACATGAAGAAACATGGTGTATTGTCGACAATTCGTCTCTTCGATGAGGCGTCGAGCAAGCTTATCAGGGAAGGCCGTCTTGGCGTCCTTGAAGCTTCTAACTCCCTTCCGATTGCAGTAATGCAAGAGGTTGCTGCGGTTATTGAACACCGCAATGTGCCAATGTTTGTTGGCAAGGAAGTTGGAAGCGACCTGATGGCAACAGTTCTGCAGCTGTTCCGGTACCCGAAGAGGTTTTCTCCTCTCCATACGGACCTCCTTGAGGCAAGTTGTATACAAGCCTTCAAGCAGAATCAGAACAGGTTAAAACTGTTGCAACGTCGTTCACATCCTACGTGGCTGGTTGCCGAGGTTAGAGAAGAGATTAATAAGCTTCTCCCTTGGGATCGGATTATTCCGATCGTAGCAGAAACGAAGATCTGCGACATCGAGTTCACGAACGGCGTCGGGCTGGATTCAAGGGCAACACTTGGATCAAAGCTCTTGGCAATGTCTAAAATCCTCCCTGATTATTTTATCAGGGAGCGTGCGCAGCGCTTGAACGCTTTCACCGATGTCTTCATTGAGGAAGGCTACGATGATGAGTTCGGCCCCATGCATATAGCTGAGGTACGCGCTGTGCCGAAGTCTTACAAGGCTTCTAGGATTATTGCCATGGAAGAGACATACCGCCAGGCTTTGGCCAAAAGGGTATTTTCGATAGTCTCCGAGTATCTGCCTGAGAATCTTGATATCCATGATCAATCAAGAAATCAAAGGTATGCCTTGGAGGGGTCTCTGAAGGGAGACCTGGCTACGCTGGATTTGACCAGCGCATCGGACGATATCCAGGTTAACCTCGTTTACGAGGTGTTCCCTGGTCCCTTTGTTGATTTACTCAACAAGGTCCGTCCGACTCACTATCGGATTCACGATACGCTTGGCCTTCTCCATTCATACATGACAATGGGGAATGCCATGACTTTTGTTCTCGAGACTATCCTTTTCGCAGGTATAGCCCGAGCTGCATGTCGGCATACTGGAGACGATCCAAATGCCGTTTCCGTTTATGGCGACGATATTATCGTCCCCGTAATGGCTGCAGAAACAACAAGAGACTTTCTTGGTATGCTTGGATTCAGGTTAAATGAGTCAAAGTCATACTGGGAAGGCAAGTATCGTGAGAGCTGCGGAGAAGAGTATTATGATGGCACGTGTGTTTCGTCCATCTATTTTCCTCGCTTCGCAGTGGAAGGTAGCTTAGGTAGTACACCATCGGTAAGTAAGCGTACTCGCCATGACGCTTATAACGGTGAAACTACTGACACTACCGTCCGGATGGTTCAACTACAGCATAGGTTATTCATGGTCAGTGATTCTGCTGCCAGGTTCCTTGCTGAGCTGATCCAGGAACTGCACCCGAAAATGACCCGTTCATTGGGTTATGACGGATCTGTAGTTCCAGACCTCTGGTCGCATGTGGCGCGGCCGCGAAAGGCCAGTTCGCCGTATGCTGAAGTGATACAGACTGAGTCACTGGATCCTTGTCATCTCGTGACAAAGTTGACCAAGACGAGTGTATCCTTCAGGCGTATCCAGGGGCCTGAGGAAGAGGGGTATTCTACCCCGATTCCTAAGTATCCGAAACTCAAAGAAGATGAAGAGTCACGGCGTATCTATGATATATATAGATACAATCGTTTCCTTCAGGAGGGACCGCGGTATGCGGATCCACTCCTTAAGCTTCTTCGAATTTCGGATCCTGATGCCTCATATGATGAGGTTTTCGGGAAACCGGAGATCGGCTGGATCCTCTCAATCTTCGTGAGGTGATAGCCGCGCCGGCCCTCGGGTGATGAGGGGGGAACAGGGAGTATGCGCTTGCTGATGCAAGGGTCTAGAGCGAGG